AGCGAGGAATGCACCCTGCGACTCAGTACGGACTTGCCCGAGGCTGATCGCATCACCGTCATCGACTGCTAGGCCGACGTTGGTGATCTTGTTCCCGTGCATGTTCAGTGTAGAGTAAATGTCGCCTACGTTAGCGCCTTCCACGGCCTCCTGCGCAATATGCAGTATCTGGCGGAAGTCGTCGTCTAGTGTCGAGTCCTTGAACTGGGCACCGAGGGAGAACACATGCCGGACTTCACTGATGTCAGTGGTCCGGCGTACGAGCAGTTCCACGCCGTTCGGTACTACCGAGTTCATGTGGATGCTGTTAGCAGTTGCCCAAGTGTAAGCACTGGTCGGCACGTTGTTGAGGTATACCGAGATCTCCGACTTGTCGAAGAAGTTGATGCTTAAGTTGAGCGTCTGCAACGTGCCGTTCGAGACGGCACGCTGAGTCGAGTACGCCATGCTTACTCCTTGAGGGCTGCGCCAATAGCACGTACACCCGGAATGATTGAGAGGATAGGGGTTGCGCTCAGTGCAGCGTCTGCTGTGCCTGCTGCGTTCCCTTGGGCTGCCTGACCTGCCGCCTTGTATAGACGGTCGATCATGATCAAACCCGGTGCGCCGAACTGTTGCTTCTGCCCGGAGATAACCCCGAAGGCATCAGAGAACATACCGAAGGCGCCCATCTGACCGAGGGACTTAGCTACAAGCTCCTTCTCGTCCTTGATAGGCTTCCCTTGGATAGTGGCGTTTGCGAGGTTAGCCATTGCCGACAGTGGGAACTGATACAGCATGATTAAGCTCAGACCTGCCAAGCCATCCCGGTGCAACGTACCAGCCAGCACCTTGTTATGGGCGCCGAGCACGAAACTACGGAAGGTGAAGATGAACTTGCCTAGCTGGGAAAACTGTGCGAATGCAGGGATCTCTCCCGTGCGGTTGCGCAGCACTGCGTCGTCAGCGGCCTTAGTTAACGGACCACGGACTTTAGCCCATGTACCGTCTGACCACTTCGCAGTATCCATGCCGTGAGTTTTGATGTCATCAGCTAGCTCTACCATTATATCCGGCTTCAGACCGTACTGCTCCATGGCGTGCATAGCCCTCTTGTCGCCCTTCGCCGCCTTGTGCAAGGTGTCTACCATCAGGTTCGCCATTACACGCGCCTGATGGCTCTGGACGAACTTCTGGGCGTTCATGTACGGCACCAGCTGCTGCGCTTGGCTCATTGCAAGCTGAACCTGTGCAGATGCAGGGATCTCGAAGTTATCCTCCAGACGCTGCACGAACGGGCGCATGCGGATGTCCGCTGAGCTGTTGCGTGTCAGGATGTCCTTCAGTTGTGTCGAGGCGCCAACGTCCTTGCTGATGCTGGTATAAAGCTGGCGGGCACCGGGCATCTCTCTGAGCATGTACCCGACGGTCTTCAGCATGCCGTACCGCGCCATCATCGGGGCGTACTCCGTGACCTGCCACAGACCAGACGAGGCGAGTCCCACCATCCTTGTAGCCGCCTGAGTGGCCCGCATGAACGCTGGCATGTCTTCACCTACAGGCTTGCCTTGGATGGCTGACACGGTGTCGTCAAACAGCTTAGCCGCCCTACCCCGCTCTGCCTCTCCTTTAATAGAGGACAGTGCAGTCTTGCGGAGGTTGTCGATTGCCGACTGGTCTTCGAGACCCTTCCGTGCCAAGCCAGAGCGGCCTGCTACGGTGTCTAGGTAGCGCTCAGTGATGTTCGTCATGTTCGTGTCGATCAGATCAGCCACGTTCACGAACCCGCCACCGGGCAGCTGCAAGCCTGCCTTCATGTCGATGTCGATACGGTGCTTCAGGACCGCAGCCTTACCTGCCTCGTCCGTCACACCTGCCAGCACATCCATTGCACGTTGCAGGCGGTCGCCACGGATACCCGCACCATTCAGGATGTCGCGGATCTCAGCGAGGTTGTCATTACCTGCGTGGGAGCGGAATGCGCTGTCCTCGAAGTACCCCTTACGGCGTGTGCGGTCGATCAGGGACTTCGCAATGTCACCAGCCAGCTCTGCATCCCAGCCATTGGCCCGACGCATCCCAGTAGCCAGCATACGCACCAGACGGGACTTCGCAGCATCCTCTGTCAACCCAGAGGCCACCAGACGAGCTTCGATGTCTTCGATCTTGCCGATGTCCCAGCGACGGCTGAAGTATCCGGAGGACTCTGCCACATCGTCGGCACCACGTACACCGGCAGCCTTCATCTCCGCAAGTGTGGCCTTAGCCAACTTGTCGAGCGAGTCCGCCATTGACTTGATGTCCTTGTCAGGGTTAGCCGGGTGCATCTTTCCTAGGCGCTGATTCTGCTCACGAGTCAGCATCTCGATAGCTACCTCCCGCTCAACCTGACCCTGAGCCTCCAGAGCCTTCTTCGGTTGGAAGATCCGCTTGAACAGGCCGAAGCCTTTGCTAGCCAGAACCTCCTTGAGCTTGTCCTCGTACGCATACTGCAACGGGGCGAACTCAGCACGGATTGCACGGGTCTGACTCACTACGCTGTCGCCTGTCATGTCCAGTGGGTTGTCCACCAGCAGATCAGCCGCCTTGCGCATGTCATCACCGAAACCGCTGAGTGTCTTGTGCAGTGACCAGCTCACACCCTTGGCGAACTTAGTGGCATGCGTGTCCTCGTTCTTAATGAGCGAGGCAGCCCCGGCTGGCGTGTCGTCTGGGGCTGAGTGCAGGATACCCGACTCGTACATCGAGTGAGTACCGTCCAGCTCAGCAACGGTTGTCTTCACACTCAACGGCTGCTGCATCATCTCATCAGTCAGACCCAGTGCTCGGGTGAAGGCGTTGCTCTCACCGGCAGGGATGCCTAGGATCTTACGCACAGTCTCGACTACCTTGCTGAGCACGTTCCCACCAGTTGCCGGGATGCCCCGCAGGAAGTCGTAGAACTCCTTGTGACCACTGTACAACCCAGCCATGAACTCGTCCGCGTTCTTCAGGTAGTACTTAGCCTCCTGAGTCAGTGGCTTGCCCTCTGCTGCTTTCTGGGCCTGTACGTGCAGCTCGTCGATCTGTTTAGCCAAACCTCCGATAGCTGTGTCTGGTGCAGTGCGACCGAAGCGTAGGCGGTTGGCCGTCAGACTGTGTGCGATCTCGTGCATCTTAGTCCAGTCGGTAGCTCCTTCAGCGAGGGCGATACGGTTGCGACCGAAGTGGTACGCCGAGCGCTTAGCGCCCGCCACCACACCTACCTTGACATCCTCTGCCAGTGCATGCAGACGGCGGGCTAGTGTGCCCATCATAGGGTCACCAGAGGTGTCGATGATACGCTTGAGCACGTCCTTCGCAGTCGTCTCAGTCCCGGCAGTGAAGGGCTTCATGTGCCCACCCTTGATGGTCTGCTCGAACACAGGTGCCGTAGTGGCCTCTGCCTTCTTGCCGAGTTGCTTCGGCAAGCTCAGTGTACCCGGCTCTGCTGCCTTGGCCTGCGCCTTCAATGCAGAACGAACCTCAGCACCGTGGGCGCGCACTTGGCCCTCAGACCAGCCCATAGCGTTCTGAACGAACTCCACGAACTGGCGGTCGGCCTTGGATGTCTTGGTCTGGGATGCGATGTACGACGCCTTGTCTATGTCGCTCTCGAAGGCCAGATCGAACTGCTTCTGTCCGAACGCATACCGAGGCTTTGCCCCTGCCAGCTCCTGCGGCAGACGGGCATCGGGTGACTCTGTAGCCGACGTACTTACGGTGGGCTCTACCCGAGCAGGCCGTACAGTTGCAGCTGGGGTCGGTGCAGCAGTTGGAGTTACTGCCGGGACAACCTCTGGCATAGCTGTAGGATCAACTGGGGTTGGGTCTACCGCCTTGGACACAGGGCGCTCAGTAATTGGCTGGGCAACCTCGGCCAGCTTCTGCGATGGGAAGTCCTTGTCGGCCACCTCCAGCTTCCGGGTAAGCGGGCTGTAGAACGCCGCAGTCCCGGCACCGTTCAGCAAGGCACCAGAGATAACCTCGAAGTCGGAGACTACGCGGGACTGTCCCTCGATTGCGGATACACCGACCGCACCAACGGCAGAGGTCACGCCAGATACCAGACGCTGTACGCCCTTACCTGCCCGAGCTGCCGCTACCAGAGTACCTGCACCCATACTGGCTGCGTCGATACCGAGGTACACCGGGTCGATCATCTGAAGGCCAAAGCTGGCAATCGGGTGGTCGCCCATTAGGCGGTTGTTGTAGTTAACACGGTCGATGTTGCCAACCCAGTAGTCGAACTCGTCCTGACTCTTGGTCTTCATCAAGCGCTCACGTTCGTCAGCACTCAGCTGCATAGTCAGACCGGGTAGATGCTCACCAGCGTTGAAGCCCTCCTGGTGTGCAAAGTCTGGGCCTGTTGCCCATCGGTACACAGCCATCGGGGACATCTCGTCAACGGTGGCGTTCACGGATTCCATCAGGCTAACAGGCTGGCGGGCATTCGCCTGCTCAGTTACATGTGCTGCTGCGTTCGCCTGTGTCCCCACAAGCACCGAAGCCTGCGGGACATTCTCTGGTGCCTTGTACTGGGCTCGGGCTGCGTCTGCACGCTCCGGCAGAGTCGTGTCGAACGTAGGACTTCCGTACACTTGCGGGTCTACTTGCATGGTGTTACCTCATAGCTGTTTCGAGTTTAGATACGTACACGGCTCTACGCTCAGCGTGGCTGCCTTTGTACGCGGGGGTTTCCTTCAGAGCCCTCATGGCACCCTCTTTGTTACCGAGGGCGATGTAGGCCAGCAGATCTGGATCTCGTGCAGACTTCGGAGACTGGTATGCTAACTCCCCGAACAGCCGCAGGTACGGCTCACCCCTCACGCCGATGCTGTTCATCGTCTTCGTGGCTAGCTCAGCGGCATCATTAGAGGCACGCATGAACGTGTCCCGGATCTGCCCATCGCTGTACGTACCACCCGGAGGTGGGCGCTGGTAGTGGTTGTTCGTCTGGTGGATACCCACGCCGAAGCTGGTGCCACCCGAGTCAGCATAAGGTGTGGCACTGACGTTCTCGGAGTTGATGATGTCCTCACGGAGCTTCAGCATTGCCGATGGCTCTGCGTTCGCAGTGTTCAACCCGTTGAACTGTACACCCTTCACGTTCTTGCCGGGACCAACCTGAGCAGAGGCTTTAGCAGCGTCCTCGGACAGTTGCTTCTGTACGAACGGTGCTACGGCCTTCGGGTCTACGATGCCGGACTTCACTACACGGTTCTGGTCGTTCAACTCCCGGTACGTGAGCTTATTCGTTGCGTCGATGCCCCACGCAATGCGGTTGCCCTCGGTTGGCTTCAGCATTGTGTCGATAGCCTTACCGACGTACGCCCTATCGGCATACTCTGGCACGCCGAAGTACGACTGCACCGACTGCCCCTTAGGCATGATCAACGGCCCAGACGAAGTGTCTACAGCTCGGGCAGCCACAGCGGCCAATGCCTTAGAGCGGCGGGAATCTGCGGACATGAATGGGTTAGTCTGCCGGGTGTTCGCCAGTTCCTCCGACAAGGCAACCTGCCCCTGTGCTCGGATCTCGGCGGTACGGTCGGCATTCTCGAACCAATCACGGCCAGTGCTCAAGCGCTGCTTGTCGCTTGGCCCGAGTCCAATCCAGTTCTTAGCCTTGACGCTGATAGCACCCAGCAGTTGGTAATCGTCAATCTCCTGCACCACGGGGGCGTCTACCTTCAAGGCATTCGCTCGGAGTTCAGAGGTCAACCCACCAGACTGCTTGTCCTGCAACACCTTGGCCCGTGCCATCTTGACCACTGTGAGGGGGTCGGCAGTGCCTTCCTTCTGCAACTCTGACATGTACAACGCCATGTCCTGCTGTTCCGGGTTCAGGGCCTGTAGGAACTTGGACTTAGCTCCGGGGTTAGTCTGCTCTGCGATGGTTAGTGCCGAGAGCGTGTTCGTCACAAGCTGGGCGTTCTCTGGATTAATGTCCTCTCCGTACCCAAGCTGAGCAAACGCTGGGGTGAGGAACTTCCCGGCCTGAGTCAGAGCAGAGTCCATGCCGCTGTTGTTGCCAATGACCATGAGCCCCTGCACAACCTGCGGCAACGGTGCGTCCTTGTTCACCTTCAACCAAGCCTTGAGCCCATCGTCTTGGGTCTTAC